GTCTTTAGTTCATTCATTAGATGCTCCTAGCATAGGTACTTGAAAAAAAGCCCCATCATCGTCAGCTTCTTTCGCAAACGAGATGTGACAGTGGTGGTTGTGTTTGTTAGCCCCTGTGTATTCTCGCCATGCCCAATTCTTTTTTGATGAGGCGATACGACCATCAAAGATAATGTAGGTAATGCGCTTTTCTTTTTTAGACTTGCATAAGAGACGAATCTGATCTGCAATATCTGGCATGAGATCTGGCTTGGACTTACCACTGACATCACGATCAACATCGATGGCACGAACCCAGCCATTAGCATCGGGATTATGATCGCTAGGGCGAGCTGCGTGTCGGGTATCACCGATCCAGCCATCCGATGTGCGGTCACGATCTGAGAATGTGTCATCAAACTGTTCCCTTAATTGGATTGCTGCCTTAGATAATTTGGGCTTCATTTACAACCCAATCTAATAAATCTTCAGACCAGTAGTAATCACCTTGTGGCTTTGGCTTTGGTGCTTCCCATGTCAAACCATTAAGAGTCCAAGACTCAAAAGGCTTTGGCGCATGAAAGCCAAGTCCTTCAACATAAGTCCAGCCAATACCTGCAAAGTTATCTTCAGTCGTTTCAACCCATCGACCACCAAGATTATCTATTAGCCATGAGTAACCTTTATCAGCTTCATTATCGTCACCAATAGTTACTTGTAATACTTTGTTATCGTTATCTAATTGAGTCCAGTAAGCCATTATGCAGTCCTTTGGAATGTGCCATTAGAGGTAAATGTGTGGATTGTGTTTCCACCTGATGTAGTAACTGTGCCACCTGTTGCAGTCATTGCACCAGTTGTGTATTTAACGATCACTACACCACCGCTACCAGCACCGCCATTTGCGTTCCAACCACCATCGCCACCAATACCGCGATTAGCTGTAGGCGTTGCTGGAACTGTTCCGTTACCAGCACGACCATTACCCCAGCCACCTTCGCCATAAGTAATTGCAGAACCTGAAATTGAGTTTGATACGCCAACACCGCCAACAGTTGCGGATGCTCCACCAACTCCACCAGCACCGCCACCGCCGTTACCAGAACCGCCTGCAATACCTGTACCACCTGCATAACCTTCAACAGGGGAATAAGATCCTGCATTACCAGCACCGCCAGTTGGATAAGGCGTTGCACCTGAACCTCCAGCACCACCGCCTGAACCACCAGACAAACCATTATTTCCAGAACCAGGATTTACAGCACAGCCACCACCGCCACCACCTGTCGCAGATGTTGCAGCATAAGATGAATTAGTGCCATTAGTACCATTAGCAGTTGCACCACCCGCACCGCCTGCACCAACAGTTATAGCATAAGAACCAATGGCTGTAGCTTGACCAGTGAAATATCTATAACCACCAGCACCACCACCACCACCAATAATTCCACCACCATTTACACCGCCACCACCTGCGCCACCTGCGACAATTAGCAAGTCAATATTTACAGCAGCAGCAGCACCGCTAGATGCAATGATTCCAATTAAAGGACTAAACATTATGCAATGCCACCTACTACGATCCAAGAATCAGCAGCAATCTTGATGCATGCTGCTGACTTATAACGAGCAAGAACTGGTTGTGCAAGGGTTGCACCTGCACTTACTACAGTTGTAGTACCAGATGTGACTGCGTTAATCGTAGTAACTCCTGCGCCCTTTTGATAGACAAGCAAAGTTGTACCAGTAGGAAAGTTATAAGTGGCATCGGTAGGAATGCGGAAAGTGTTAGCCGATGCATTGTCCATTGTGACAATGGCGTTAAGACCATCTGCCTTTACCGCTGTGTAAGTAGTGCCTGTTTGTGCATTAAGAGTAAGACCTGCAAAAGATGCATCAACAGAGTCACCTAGTGTTTCAATGGCTGTTGCGCCATTCTTTACTAGGTCGCTGGATGTAGGAACAGTCCAGCCAAAGTTAGGAGTTGTAGTTGCCATTAGGTTAGTGCTCCAGTCGCGTTAGTCCAGGTAAGTGTAGCATTTACGCCAGTCCAGATTAGTGAGGCTGGCAATATTGTTTCCCATTGTGTAGTAGATAGTGAGAAGTCTGTAGCTGAGACATAAAGGGTTATGTCCACATAAGTAGGTGTGGCGTTAAGTGCCACATTCTCAACAAAGCCATCGAATGTGCCATCTAGAAGATTGCTAGGTAGATTGTTGATAAGCACAGGCTGACCAAAGAATATTCCGATCAGGCTATCAAGCATCGCGCTAGGCATGTCTGGATTGTCTAGGCGAAAGCGGATCGCTCCTAGTGAGCCTCTAGGGTTCTTGCGTAGGTTTAATTCTCTAGAGGCAATATCAGTGATGTCTGCAAGATTCTTGATGTTTGATTCAGCCGACTTCTCAAAGAGTCCGTAAGAGGCTATAGAGTCGGTATCAGAGGTACTGTAGGTCGATGCGTAGCCAGCAGCATATTTATAGATCAGACTGTTACGGATACGAGCGATCTGAGTCTGAGACTGGATACTGCTAGGAGTTGCATAAGAGCCGTCAAGATTAGTAAAGCCGTTGGCAGCCAAATAGTTAGAGCGATGGTCGGCATCGTCATAAGAAACATCGCCATCCTTCTCCTCATAGATTTGACCTAATGCGCTTGTCGCTATCTGATCTACTAGGGTCTGTGATTTAGCAGTGGCACTAGCTGCAAGGTTAATCATTGTGTAGAAGCCTGTGTCAATAGTGCCAATGTAAGACTCAGCATCTGCCCATGTCACTGTTGCAGGATAGGTATCCCATGTGACAGTTGGAGTTACTTCTGCCCATGAAAGGTTAAGAGCACTACCTAGAATCTCTGCAATCTGTGCGCCATCTAGGGCTTCTGCTAGAGCTGTGTTATAGACAGCCTTTGTCAGTTTAGCCAGTGCGCCAATGCCCAAGATTGTGCCAGTAGTGACAAAGCCTGTTTCATCTGGGCTTCTTACCCCGATGTTAAAGTCTGATACTTCTCCACCAAATACAGTGACATAAGTACCGCTGGAGTTCTTGAGTTCTAGAAGGATTGACTCTGTAACATTTATCGTAAATGGTGTGTTGTCTGTATTGACTATTTGGACTTGACAATAACCAGCAGTCGGCTGGCGGTCTATGTCTAAGCGACCAGATGCAAAGGAGACAGAGGTAACAGTCGTATAGACATCATCACCTACTGTTATGCGCCATTCTGGAAGCCATGTCATGCTACAACCAGACTACGCAATGTGCCACGCTGGGCTGCATCTGTAAGCACTTGGTCGATAGCCTCAGCAATAGCATTTGGATCACCAATGCCAGTGTTCACAATAATTGTGTTACCTGTAGCATTTGGTGAAGTGCCACCTGAAGTCATGCCCATCATGGCTGGATTGAATGCATTGTAATTGCCACCCATGTCTATCCTGCCACCTGAAGCATATATGCTTGGCATAGAAACACTAGGGCTACCTAAAGAGCCACCGCCAGCTGCTCCGCCACTGCCACCGATAATCTTTAACTTAGCAATAGCTTCATCAAGATTCTTGAGATTAATTAAATCCTTTGGAAGTATTGCCTTTAGGATGTCATCGATCTCAGTAAGTTTAACCTTTTGGCTATTAAGCGCACCAAGAACTTGCAAGTCTGCGTTGAGTTTATTGGTTGCAGCAGTAATGGCTGCAACATCCTTTGAGGCGATCGCTTCATCCAGAGCAAGGATAGATTGCTTAACTTCTAGGCGAGCAAGATCGTTAGTAATCTGTAGCAATTGAGACTGGCTAGTTACCTTGCCTAGTTGCTCAGCCGCACTTTTCTCAGCTGCAGCTAGTTGGATCTTCTCAATGTCAAAGACATTAGAACCCTTGTTAAGAGCAAGGGTAGCCTTGTCAATAGCGTATTTTAATTGCTTGGCTTTAAGTTGCTTTGATTCCTCGGCTGTAAGGACTTTAGAGTTTTTAATTAGTTTGGCTGATGTTCCAAAGCCTTTGTCAAATCCTGTAGCACCTGAAGCAGCACCAAAGTTAGTTCTAGCAGCCAACGCTTCTTCTTGTATTCTTGCTACTTCGCCCAACGCCTGTGCCACACCTCGGGCATTGGCTGCAAAGTCAAATAACTTCTCAAGAATTGGTGAGTTTTGTTTTAGTTTTGCAATTAAGATACCTACGCCTGATATTGCATCTGCGGTCTTTTGAGCGAAACTTTCCATGTTTACAGCAAGATCCTCAACACCATTTTCGCCACCTAGTGCTTGAAGTGCATCTATTAAGCCTTCGCCAATAATCTCTTTAGCATTATTTGAGGCAACGGCTAACTTGTCCATTGAGCCTTGCAAAGAATTAGCAGACTCGGTTGCAGATCCTGCAAAGGTAGTGGCTAACTGATCGGTGATTTGCTTAAAAGATTTAGCCTTGAGATCAGCCTTAGAGATGCCTACGCCTAACTTGCTCAGTGCTGTATTGCTACCTAGAAACGCCTTTGATAGCGCACCTGTTACAGAGCCTAAATCGCGACCTGTGGACGCACTAATATCTAAAGCGATCTGTAATAGTCTTTGAGATTCGGCTGAGTCCTGTGTGGCAACCGCTAAGGTCTGATAGGCAGGGCGCAGTTCATCATCAAGGACGCCGAACTCTCTTTGTAACTTTTGGATGTAAGCCTCTGAAGAAGCAACATCTCTACCTAAGCCAACGTTTCTAAGAGCTAGCGCTAGTTGCTTTTGAGCCTTCTCATCTTGGGCTGCTGCCTGAATTGAAGCCTTGCCGTAAGCCAATACTTTTTGCGTGCTGTAAAGCCCAATAAATGCTTTACCAAGTCTGCCAGCGGTTTTGCTAAGTTTGTCTGTTGCAGTCTCAGCCTTCTTAAATGCTCCAGCCCCAGTAAATTCGGCGGCAATGTCAATCTTTACATCTGCTGCCATTTATAGCACCTTTGTCCTTGCTTCGAATTTTTTTCTGGATTCTTCAATAGCCTTAATAACCGCTGCTGTAGTTTTCCCACCATCTTCTTTCCAAGCGCGAAAGATTGCTCGACCTTTCATCTTTTGAGAAGCGCGACCTGCTTGTCCTTCTGCGCGAACATAAGCATTAACGATTTGCCCATATTGGTTTAAGGCTTCAATAAATTGCATTCCAGCATTAGGGTTAGCACTCTTGCCATAATTTTTGCCTGTACTAGTTGTGTATCGCTCGCCTGTGCTAGGAATAAAAACATCGCGCATTTTTGCTTGTGGTCTGCCCTGTGGATTTTTCCGACCAGCAGTCTCATAAATAGCACCAGCTGCGTTAGCATTTACAATGCGAGCCAAAGAACGCCAGCCTTTTCTATTTGGCTTTGAGGGTGTTGTCTTGTAGCCAATGCCACCCTTAGCTGCTGAAGATGACCAAGCGCGGTTAGCCCATGCACCATTGCTTGAAGAATTAGCCCATCCGCTAAGAGGGGCAGTTGAAGGAATAAAACCACGAGCCTTGCTAGTAATAGGCTTCAAGATTTTGCCTAGTTCTTTTTGAGTTTCTTTAGCAAGATCGGGAGTAAATTTACGCAAAGCCTTGCGGAGATTAACGGCGCCCTTTACGCTTACTGGCATCGTCTACCTCCTTTGCTTCATCCTTGAGACCCTGCATAAGTGCATCTAGCATGGTCTTATCTAGTTCTAACAGTTGCTGTGGCGCGATCCCCAACCTAATGCTTAGCCTAGCAATAAGGTAGGTGAATGGTTGATCGCGCTTTATGCTAAAGGGTCGGAGTCTAATACCTCAACACTTTTGAGTGTCTCGATAAACTCCATCCCGAAAGGCTTGACAGTTTCACCTGATCTGCGAATAACTTCGTGAGCCAAAAGGTAGACGTGGCTTTGTTTTTCTTCATCGCGAAAGGCTTTATGGAAACCCATTTTAGTCTGTTGTTCAAAGAAATATTCCACTGCTGGCGTGATTTCTCCTTCAACAATACTTCCATCTACTTTAACGATCTTTAACTTTGCCATGTCTATGCCCCTTTGTTAGTTGTTTAGAATGTGCCTGTAGTGGCTACTGCAACTGTTGAGTTAGCAGTGAATGTGATTGACTGTGTGCCGATATCGCCAACAGCACCATTGATGTCTGTTGTATTATTGACTAGCAATGAAACTGTGTACAGAGGGTTAGTAGCAGATACTGCTGTTCCCTTTGTCTGTAGGAATACAGCTGTAACTGTTGTTCCCCATGCAGCTTGTAGTGTTGCCAATACGTTTGCAGATGCTGTGTCGTTAAGGAAGTCGATTGTCACTGTAGATGACTCAAGACCCTTGACAAACTTGTGTGAAGTGTCACCCATTGCAGTAACTTCGAGTTCATCAAATACGCGGTTGATTGTTACAGATGTTACATGGTCAGAAAGATCAACAGAGTTAATCTTCACGCCGACCAAGTTATTTAGAAATACAGCCATGAGATTATTCCTCGTCTTTCTTAGTAGTTGCTGGCTTTGGTGCTGCTGGTGCTACCTGCCCGATTTTGATCAGGAAGGCTTCGTTTTCTTTTTCCCACTCGGACATATTAACTCCAACTCGTTAGGATAGATACTGACATCTCGCAGCTGAGCAGATCGCCTGATGCAGCATTGAGAACGCTTGGTGCGCTTATTGCGCCTACATTATAGGTCAAGGCAGATGCATTTAACTTAGTGAACACGCCAACTACTGCATCTTCTATTCCATTGAGGTTGCCTTCATTATCAAACAAAGGCACTGTAATAATAATTTTAAAGTTAGCCATCGGGCTTATGGTGATGTGCTGGTTATTGTTAGGTGTTAGATAAGGATCATCTGGAGACACGATTACAGAATTAGCCAAAACAACAGATGGCGGGAATGCAAAAGTCTGATACTTAGTGTTATCTACTAGAGCAGTGGCTAAAGTAGTGCGAAGTGTTGTTATGGCTGGTGCTGGCATTAGCCCACCATTGAACGCGGATCTAGTGCGTGTGCGATCAATCCTCGCACCTTAGCGAGAAGCTGTGCGCTCATCCGGTAAGGGCTTGGCTGGAAATCGACAGCGTTACTGCCTGAAAGGGTGGCTGTACGCGCTTGCCAGATCTCAACAGATATCATCAAAGCTGCTTGCTGGACTGCTGTGTCGGTTGTCCAGTCTGTGTAAGTCTCGGCTGTTACTGTACCAAATGGCTCAATAGGATGCTTAGGCTGTGCAACTGTGTGAGTCGTAGGCACTGAGATTGAATAAGCACCGACACTAGCAATAGTTTTAGATCCATTGTATTTAGTGCCTGAATTAGAGATAGTTACAGTCTGTCCGACATAGAAGATATCTGTGACAGGAATGTCAAAGTAAAGAGTGCCTTCGCTTACGATGTTGCTGTGCGCTACTGCAAACCATTTAGGAGCCCAGAGCATTGGAAGTAGGACTGCATCAGATGCATCACATACTTCCTGAAGGACGGCATCTGTATACAAAGTACCCACTCCGAGGGTTGTACGGAGTTCTGAGACTGTTGTAAGTGCCATGATGTCCTTTCTAAAGACTCTAGGGGATCGGAGGGCTACCGACCCCCTAGAGCGACTTAAGTGTGGCTTACGCCTTGTTGTTCTTGAATGCGCCTGCGCCGACCTTAGTAGCGATTGCTCCAAAGCCGTAGTAGCCGATTGTTACCTGTCCTGCTGCTGTTGATTCAGCGCGTAGGCGGTATGTTGGTGACTCGTACCATGTGTATGCATCTGGGTTCACGATAAGGATTGTGCCATCGCCATCGCCAGCGTTTGTTGGATCAACGTATAGGTTGAGTCCTGCAACGTTACCTGTTAGGGATGTTGGTGCAACTTGACCGCCTGCGTTCATTGGCTGTGATGCTGTGTAGATTGGACGTCCTGAATCGTTTAGAGACATGATGTTTGACCATTGTCCTGTTGATACGACCATGTTGCGAGCAAATGGATTTGGTAGTCCTGCTGTTGCTGCGTATACAGAAGCTGATCCGCGAGCGACAATTCCTAGCAATTCTGCTGCTGTTGGATATGTAACTGTTGTAGTTGCATCTGCTGTTGCGCCTGAAATAAGAGCAGCGTTTACTGCTGCGTTTGTTGTCTTTGCGTAAGCTGCTGCCATGTTGCGAACTAGCTCATCAAAGAATGCTGGAGATGTACGATCTAGAAGTTCAACAGAGAATGTCTGTTGTCCAGCGTACTTCTTTACTGATACTGATAGGAACGCTGAGTTCTGATCTGTCTCTGTAAATGCTGCGCCTTCTGCAACTTCACCGACTGTTGGCATTACTGTGATCTTTGGGATCTCGAAAGTCATACCTGCATCTGGCAATACTCCACGAGAGATTGCGTCGATTGAAGGACGGATTGTTGTGCCTAGTGGGTTGATGATTTCAGATAGTTGGCGTGTTGGTACTAGACCAGCGTTATCTGTTGTGTCATCTGCTGCGCGTAGGTACTGACGAGCATCTTCATCACCTAGTGCTGCGCGGATTGTGTTTTCTGCATACTTAGCCGCTGTTAATTCAATGCGTGGCTTTGTATATGACATTGCTGTAACAGTTGGGCGAGCAGCTTCAACCGCTGGTGCTTCAACTGGTGTTGCTTCGACTGCTGGAGTGGTGTTTTCCACGATGGCTGTCTCGCTTTCTGTTGGTTGGATTGTTTCTTCTACATCGGATTCTTCCGCTGCAATATCAGTAACCTGAGCAGACTTGAATGCTGGCTCTGTTACTAAACTTACTTCGACCAAGCGAGCAGCGGATACATAAGTCACGCCATCCTTGATCTTTGACTTGAGGACTTCTGCGCCAATGCTAAGACCGGACTGCAATCCTTCTTCTGCCAAGATGAGTGCTTCTGTACCGCGCTGTGAGCGACTGATAGAGAACACTGCGTTGATAGCATCTTCTGACTCGCTGAATGAAACCATGCGTCCTAGAGGCTTCTTTGTGTCATGCTGACTTAGCAGCTTGATTGCTTTAACATCTGCAATGTCGATTGAACCTGAAGCAAAGATAACCTTGCCCATGTTTGTCGATCCTGCTTCAACATTGAGAGGCACAATCTTGCCTGATACTGTGCGACTTGCTGAGTCTGCTGTGAGATCAGCTGAGAAGGTAATTACTTGGTTCATTGCATACCTTGACTTCCGTTAGGTGTTAGATCAGTCATTTCCATAGCCTGCTCTGGAGTAATCAGATTGAGGCTAAGTAATTTTTCGATTACTGCTAGTTCTTGAAGTGGATCAGTACGCAAGAAGTTCTTGTCAATATCAAACTTCACTACATTGCCACGAGCAGTAATATCATCCATAGACAGACGATCTTCAATCGCTGAAATAAATGGTTGTAAAGATAGTGTCAAGAATTGCTTACGCTCATCTTGCACATTGGCATAAGTCATAGAGTTATTCTGATCTGCCGATACATAATAGGCAGGCACATTGCATAAACGAGCAATTTCAGTAGCCAGATTAAATATGGCTTCTCCATACATCATGTCTTTAGGTGAGAATGACACTGGGTTATATTCAAGTGTGGATGTCAAGTAAGCAGTGCTGCGATTATTGCGAGCAGACTTCCATGATGCTAATAATCCTTGAACTTCTTTAGGATCTAAATCAGCACCGGTATTCTTGATATAACCAGTAGCCATTGGAGTCGATGCCGCAATCGTTGCTGCTTTTTGCACATCTATAGCTGCGCGGATTGTTGAAGTTCCAGTATTAAGAATGCCATCGCTAAGTGATTGGAAAGTTACCAAACTGCCTAGACCATCCATAGGCAAAGTAGTGCCATCAACTGCATAAGACTTTACAAAGACATTATCTTTGTCAAGTGTTGCAGTTACTCGACTGTTAGCGATCCACTCAAAGCGAGAAGGTCTGCCATCTTCTTGGTAAACTTCTACGACTTTCCAAAATGCTTGACCATAAAACAAAAGTGAATCAACAGTCCACGCAATAGTTACTGATCGTGGTTGTGAATATGAAGGTTGCTCTAACCATGCAGGTGAGCCAAGTTCTTCGTTAGAAGACTTCTTGTAAAGCTCTAAAGGAATTGCACCGATAGTGCCAGCCAATAAATTACGGCAACGCATAAGTGCCGGTACTGAGATGGCTTCAGTTCTACCTACATAGGCAAACTGGAAAGGCATGGCATAAGGTGAATACTCGCCAAGCACTTGAGGTGCTGCTTGAGCTTGTAATTGTGTTTTAGGCTCTAGCCCAAACGCTTGCAATAATTTACCCATAGACAGAAATTGTAGCATTTGTCAAGAGATTAGACAATATGCTAGGGCGTGTCTAAGTATATATCTGTGGCTTAGGTTGAGGAATCATTAACTTGCTTACGACCATCGCCAAGCCAATAGGTGCTGAGATATCTCCAGCAGACTTGCGTTTAATTATGCGCCACGCGCTGTCATTGACCTTAGCTGCACAGTTATTCATTTGCTGGATTAGTTCAGCCTGTCCATTGTGGACTACGCGGTGATTGACCAAGCCTTCTAACAAGTCTCCACAGGCTTTGTAGAACTGTTGCCCTGAGACATCCTCGACCATAACTCCAGCATTAGAGAGTCTATCGGCAATCGTTTGAGTAGCATAACGATCAAAGGTGACAAGTCTAGGCTTGTAAATATCTACCCACGATTTTATAGATGCCGCCATTTTGAGTTCGTCAATGGCTACTTGAGAAGCATAAGTCTCTAAGATTCCGATGCCAATCCTCCCATCTGGGAGAAGCTGTCCTGCGACCAATGATCCGTTCCTGCGTGAAGGACTGACATCGAAACCGAATACAGTATAAGCCCCAACAGCCATTTCTAGTGTGCTATCGGATGTGTCCTCTAATACGCCATGAGGCCAGGGTGATGAAAGGCTGTCAATCCATTGGCATAGAGTTTCTGTGCGCGTATTCTCAATCGGACTTGTTGCTATCGCTTCTTCAATGGCTTCTTCAGTAATTGTGTACCCCAGAGAAGGGTTAGCCAAAGCCCATGCCTGTCTATCGTTTATCTTGCAGTATTGTGGCGCAGAATACTCATAGAATCCAAAAGACTTTGGCGGATAATCGATTGCTCGTTCTCGTAAGTCATTAAGCACAGTTGAGAATGCGTCTCCTGCATTAGAGGTAAGAAGCGTTTGAGAGTTTGGGTGAGCTCTAGTTGTAGGAGTAGCAGCTCTAAATCCTTCTTCTGTGATTTCTCGGATTTCGTCAATGTAGAGCAATCCATTGACTGATCTGCCTCGAGAGCCGTCTCTAGTTGCTGCAACAACGTCAAGCCTTGCTCCAGATAACATCTCAATAGACTCTGTGCCGTTGGCGTGTCGGATCTGTTTAACGAATCCCTTGAGATGGTCATTTGTCTCCAATAGGCTAGTGATTTGACGAAAGGTGTCCAGAGCCATAGATCGGTTTGAGGACATGATAAGGACATTGGTATTCCACTTGATAAGGTGGGCAAGGATCAACATACGCGCTAAGTGTGTCTTGCCATTCTGTCGAGCAACAAGAATCAGGTTAGTTTTCCTGACCCAGTTGTCTTGCTTGTCCACAGTGAGCATATCCTTGAGAACGAACTCCTGCCAGGGCATCAAAGGTATCTTTACGATCTCGCACAGGTCTTTAACATCTTGCAGCTTGTTTTCGCCCTTGAGAAGTGGACTGTGAAGCCTCGGCTTGGTTGCCCCTCGTAAGGCTTTGGGCTTTCTGGTCTTAGTTGTCATTGACTCGGATCAGGTCGGGTCTTAAAAGGACTGTCCAGCATCGGTTCGGACTGCATCGGGGACGGATAGGTTGA